CATAAGAAGAGGTCCAGCTATTACAGTAAGTCCCGCCAAAAGTCCAAGGAAGAATTTTACTGGGCCTGGAAGACCTTGGAATACTTTAGAAACTTTATTTCCAAATTCAAGCAATTTAGTTCCAAGCTTAAGGATATCTTGTCCTATTGGGTACAAATCTGCTTTAAATGTTGCAAGTGCTTTTTGCCATTGTGCTGATGGAGAAGATGTAACTTGTGTAATTTCTTGGTTAGCAAGAGTTGCCAATTGTCCTGATGTTGCATTAGCAACCTGTAAAGCATTTACAGTTTGTGATCCCGCTGTTCCTAAGTTTTGAATAAGGGCTGTGATATTACCAAATTGATACTTACCAAACAACTTGTCAATAAGCTGTTCTTGTTGCATTTTGCTCAAAGGTTTTAATGCTTCTTGCAATGCAAGGATCATATTTACTGGACCCTTTTGGTCCTTAATATTATTTAGGTTAATTCCAAAAGATGCAAATTCTTTTGTAGCTGCTGATGTTGGGTTAATGATAGATGCCATAGCAGCTTTAAGTGCGTTAGCAGATTTTGCAGCTGGCACACCAGCTTCTTTCATAGCAAGAACCATTACAGCAGAATCTTTATATGTTCCACCAAGCTCTTCAATGATTGGACCAATTCTTGATTCAGATTGAACCAAATCACTCATAGACAAAGATGTTTGCTTCTGCATAGCACCAAAGTAGTTAACAGCGTCTGCAAGTTCCGTAGTATTCATCTTATAAACATTTTGCAAAGCAATAACAGCATTTGTTGCAGTTGTTTGATCAAGGTTACCAAGTTTAGCAAGTCTATCAGTTTGCTCAGTAATTGTTAAAAGATCTTGACCTTGCTTGCCCATAGCAGCAAATTGTGTAGCTACCTGAACAGTAAATTCTTGAGATATACCTAAGGTAGCAGCCATGCTTTTACCTAGATCCAAAACTTGTTGTGAAATTTGATTAATAGAGTCTTGACTTGGAGGAGTTAACCCTTCACCATAAACTTTTTGAAGTTGAGTCAATGCTGAGTTTACAGAATCAAAAGCAGATACAGCTTGTTGTCCAAATACCATCAATGGTATTGCCATACCTACTGTTAGCTGACGACCAGCCCATTGGGTATTTTTACCCCAGTTGATTAATTCGTTGGAACCTGTTCTAAGAGCAAGGTTATAAATGTTTTGTTGGTTTGCAGCAATCTTTGTTGCATTTGCTACAGCATCAATACTCTTTGGTGTAAATACAGAATAAAAGCCCGACTTAGATGGGTCAGCCATTATTACGGAATTTTGTAACTTAGTTTGTTCTACCGCCAAAGCTTTTACAGAATCAGTTGCTTCGCCTTGACGTTTTGTTAAAATTTGATAATAAGTACCTAAACTTAATGTTCCTTTTTGAAGTGCTTGTCCAAACTTTTCTGTTTCATTTTGTAAAGAAACTGTTTGGTTTGTAAACAAACCACTGTTTGTAAGTGCTGAAGAAAATTCATTTGAAAGAGTTTTTACGCTAGCAGCAGTTTTATCAAAAGATGCACCAGTTGCTCCTGCAAGAGATGCATTAAGGGATGCGATGTTAGCCTTGAGTTTTGCAATAGCATCATTGACTACTGAAAAGTCTCCTAATGCAACTACATTTAACTCAATGTTTGCCATTAATCGTCACCCCCTATTGACATAAAACCTAAACCTAAACCGATTCCAAATCCTTCTTTACCAGCAGCATATCCTTTAAGATCGGCTATGTCACTAACTGATTCTTGCGGTTCATCTAGTTCAACACCTTGTAGTGCTGCACTAAATCTTTTATCTTCAAGATCTTTCTTTCTTGAAAAATCTATCAAAGCTGTTAGCTCTTCAAGCGAAAGTGAAGATTCTAGCTCATCAAAGTTTTTCCAATGACCGAGCAAGAAGGCTTCAGACTCCAAGGAGCGTAGATCTAGTTCGTCCCAACTAGAGCTGCTCCCAGAAGGTTTGGGTCGGTGAGTTTCAATCCTCCGACAACTTCGAGAATTTTCATCATTGTAGGAGTCTCAATGATTTCTTCAAATTTATCTTGGTCTGATGCTAGATCGGGTCTAACATTTGTCAAACAAACCATTGCTGCTTGAATAAAAATATTCATTGCAGCATTTGTGTCTGTTGCATTTTCATCTTGAGCTTGATTAATTACTTCCATAAACTTTCTAAGCTGCTTGATAGGCATAGGCTTAAGTTCAATGGTAGTTCCATCGCTTAGTTCAATGTCTAGTACATCATATACTGTTGTTGCCAATTTATAGCTCCCTTGTTTAGTTAGTTAAATTATACCAATATTTTAAGTTAATACAAATTCAAGACCCCCCGATTTCTCGGAGGGCTTGAATATCAATATTAAGTTTTTTTAAAACGACTTGATTAGTTAGATCCCCATACACGGTCAATAACGACGCCGTATTCAGAACCACCATATGCAGCATTGCTGTCATCTGGGAGCATACGGAATGCGACTGGGAATACTGTTGCTGCATCACGCTTCAAGGAGTGTGCTGTTGTATCCATAGATACTACACGACGTGCAATATATACACGCTCCTTGTTGCGACCTGCATAAGTAGAACCATTAGCCTTATCACCAATGTTGTATGGAGCATTACCAACTGCAATGAACACACGCTCTACTGGAGCATCTCCAAGGGAGCCTGCTGCCATATTAAGTGTTGCACCTTGCTCACCTGTGATTGGATCTGTGTCAACCAAAGCCTGCACTGCAGAACCTGCAGCATTGTAGTAAGAGTCCATCTGACCCCATGCAAGCTGTAGGTTTTCAAGTGTTGCTTCTGAAAGCTCGGTCTTAAGTTCTACCTTAATATCTGACTTGAAAAGTCTAGCTGCATCAAGGAGCTGATCAACTTTAACCTCAGCATATGTAGGCTGATAGTTAAGCTCAAGTCCTGTGTTTGTTAAACCAACGTTGCGATAATCGGTGTTGGTATTAAGAGCTGCTGCTGCAGATGTTCCTGTTGTGTTACCAAGGAGTGCCTTGATTTCAGGAGCAGTAGTTGTTGGGCGGGGAGCAGTGATTCCATCATTTACTGATAGAAAAATCTGTGCTGCACCAACGATTACGTTTCTTGTATTTGTACTTGCCATATTTATTTTTCACCACCTTATTTTATTTAAAATAAAAATTAGATGACAATTTGCTTCCTCATAGAAAAGCATAGCATTGTTTTAAAATAAGTCAAAGTTTTAGGCAAATTTTCCAGAATACTCGTCTGATATATCACGGGTATATGCGTAGCCTACTGTGAAATCACCGCTCATATATCCACCTTCATCGGTAAACAATTGAATAGGGTTGGACATTTCTATATTAAAATAAAGGTAATTAAATGGGCTAGATGTGCTAACATCAGAATTTATGGTCTTGGCAGACAAATCATATCTTCTAAATAGGTCTGTTAAAAAGTTAGTTATTGTCATTATTCTATCTGTTTTATTGGATACTATGTCCAGAATAAGGGATTCTTGAGTTACCCACCACTGAACTCCCGTCTTTTTTTGCTGAACATGGTAAACAATAAAGTCTTTTCCTGGCAACAAGTTATTAATTTCTGGGATCTGTTGGGCAGGTATTATTGGGATTAGTGCTTCTGCAAAGCCATCTGGGTAATAGTCATTTGGATCAAAAATACCTGCATTAGTTAATTCCTGCCACATGGCATTTCTAATGTCATAAACAGCAGACAAAGAGTAATTTGTCATCCCACTACCTCCTGATCAAGCCCCATTGATTCTATCGAAGCGACTACCGCATTCTTTACAGTATTAATATTAGCACGATTTCCATTTAATGCAATAGTTATATCTTCAGATAATCTTTCATATAACCCCGAAGAATCAATAGCTGCTCCAGAAAAATCTGTATACCAAGAAACAAAGAAATCAGCAAATGCATGTTTTGTGCTCACACCGCCTGGATTTAATATATTTACTGTTGTTCCAGGTTTTATAAATACTAAACCATCATTACCAACAAATGATAGGATTCTTTCAGCTGTAAAAGAAACAGGATCTCCTTTTTCCATTACATCAGCTTTATATCTAAATATACTTTTTCTAGTAACCACTTTTCCTGTACTTCCTGGTATTAAAAGTTGAGGATTTACTGGTACTGGAAGCTTAGATGGTAAAAATTCTGAATCTACAAGAACAGTTCCTTCTAAAACAGAACTTCTTACAAGAACAAAAAGTCTTCCTTCTACTTGACCTATTTGTCCCCATTCATAAACGTGATGCATTCTTTTAGGGTTTGCTCTTGCATATTTATCTACTGCTAACACAAATTTTTCTGCAGTAATTGTAAATACAGCTTTTGCTATTTCATCAACAACTGCTGGTTTTGTAACCTGCTTCATGTTGTCTAAAAAACTACTTAATTGTGCTGCTACGTTAGATGTGTTAACCTCAAGTGATATCATTTGACTGCACCTGAGTTCTTAGAAGAACAGCCTCATAATATACAACCTTACCAAATGGATCCAGGGTTGCGTGTGAGGATGTTACTTCAAAAATGGTGTCTGGTTCTCCTAGACGATCAATCTCCACAAATACCTTTTGATTATCGCTAGAGCGAACATTTTCAATACGCCATCTTTTACTTAGAAGTTCATTGCATTTAATACGAATTTGAAACTTTTCTGTATAGTCACCATCTTCACCAACTTTAAAGCTTTTGTTGTCGGTTCTAGTTGATGCTCCACCAACTTTGATTGGTTCTACCTTACACTGAATTGTTCTGGCATAATTCCATTGTCTCAAAACAGCACCAGTGTTTGGATCTTGTGAATATTCTTGCTCATATATATCGGCTTTCATATTCATAATGGAAGCCATAACTGAATTGTTATACATTATATGATCATCATATTAATGTTACGGTATTGATCAAGTATATTATCTACTGTGACGTTACCAGTACCATTAAATGCTCCCGCCGACATTTGGAAGGAAATTTCACTGAGGTTGACAGACTTAAGATACTTGTTTCTCCAAGCATAGTCGTTGGCAAGCAGGTCTCCAACAAGCAACATAGATGCTTGCTTGATATCTTCTGGAACATACTTATAACCTATATTTCCAACAAATTTGTATCTTGATCCATCTCTAAATCTACCATAATAAAGAATATTGGCGTCTACATCGTTATCATATCTAATGTCCCAGCCAGGATCAACGAGTCTTGCTACATATCCTGTTTGAGTAAGTTCTAGGTTAAAACCAAATCCATTATAAGCTGGGTCTTGAGTATTATCAATCATTAGTATGTCATCTTCATACATCTGATCAACGCTAGTCATTCTTTCTATTAGCTGAATAGCATCTGAACCAGTTCCAAACATTTCTTGAGAATCATATCTTAGATAGAACTTAAGACCTGTATAACCATCAATTATAGTTCTTGCTAGTTTTTCAGCATTTTCAAGATCTGTTATTGAATGATAATTAATATCTGAAGGAGTTGCACCTAAGCCCAGAAAATCAATTATTTCACTAGGAGTAGAGTATGGTGCTGATACTTGATAAAAATCTGTTTGAGTAACTGAAAGACCATTGATTATATATGTCCATCTTAGCTCTAAGACACGAACTGCACTTGTAGCCAACTGTGTGAGCAGGAAGCTGTATATTCCTGCTTCTGGATCATCAATTACAGTTACTGATGACAAACCTGTTAAAGGCGTTGCATCATTGTCTGCATCATAAATTGATAAAGTTGGGAGGGAATCTGCTTGAGTAAGCACTCCATCACTATAGACGTAAAGCCTTACTCTTTCTTGACTTCCTAATTGGATATTCTGCATTCAGATTACCCTCCTCTATTTATTTTTTTAGCTATAAAACTCTTGTGCTTCTCTTGGAGTAGCGAGTCTAAAACCAATCTGAGTATCAAAAATTTGTTGTGCATGCTCTTCTGGCATAGCTACAAATGGATGCTGATCAGTAAATGTATATCCTACAACCTGATAAGAATGGTTATTTCTTTCCATCTTGACCAAAACTGAATTTGATTTGTCCAACTTAGTTCTTTTTCTTTGCTCTGCAACAGGAACTTTAATCTCTTCCTTTTCAGATGTATTAAACTTATCATACATTTGCCATGTAATACCTTCTTCTGCAAGTCGTGAAACAACTTCATTCTTGGTCTTGATATCTGAAATATCTACACCGAATGTTTCTGCAATCTTTTTAAGTTCTGGCAACTTTAGTTCTGTAAATGACATTTGACTTCCTCTCGTCATTGTTAATTATACCATTAAATGGCTAAGGGGAATACATAGTATTCCCCCGCCTTGCATCTAATTAAAATTAGAATGTGTTTCCGTTTTGTCCACCAGTTACGTTTGCACCATTTGAAACAGAGCCTTGGAAATCAAAGCCTGCTACAGAACCTGCAACCTTAACGTTCTT